ACCAGTTGAATTATAAACTTTGCCGTTAGTTGGTCCTGTAGATGAGTAACCAGTTGTAAGCATGATGTATGGAGCAGAAGGATATTTGTAATTATACAAACCTTTTGGTTTCCATACGTTCCCAGGAGCCACTACTGCTGTAGCATGCTTCTTTTCATATCCTGCACGACTGAATACTCCACCACGTGGGTCAATCTCTACGTTAAGCATTGATGGAGATTCGTTGGTAGCCAATTGAAATTGGTCTCCACGAAAGTTAATACCACCAGTGAAGTCAGAGAGTTGAGTAAAATCAATCTGAGCCATTTATTAAAACGCTATTCCATATGGGCCAGGAACTACCGCAAAACCTGCACTACCATAACCATAACCATAACGGCGGTTAGCGGCACCATTAAGTTGAAATCCTCCACTCATAATAAGTGGTTGGTTACTGTTAGGAGCAGTTAAGTTTGCTGCAGCAAGAGTTACACCAGCATTGTAATGGTCCATGTAAACACGAGCCATCTCTGGGTCTTCTTGGAATTGAAAAGTACGAGCCAATACAAAGTTAATTAACATCATGTGAAACTCAGGGTCAAGGTCTACATATACAGTAGATGAGGAGTTTGCTGAAGTAGTAAGCCAACTTAAGTTTGGTTGACGATAACCACGAATGGTTATGTTATATTCGTCGTCAGGCTTAGGCCACAAGTTAATTTGATTGCCCCACAAAGACCAATACACTGGAATTGACGCTTGGTCAGAAGTTCCAACCCAAGTTGATTCACACTTAAATTGGTCCATGTATATTAAATCGTTACCAGCATTAGTATTATTTACTAGCGCAATAATCTCACGAATATTGGTTGAGGCAAGGTTTAATGCTGTGGCATCAGGAGATACCAATGGGTATGACCCAGCAGCAATGCTATTCGTTGGGTTGGAATATGCAGTTAGAAGAGTAAAAGCGTCTGCGTATGCACGAACATTTTCAACAGTGGTAAACGAATAAGTTGCTTGGAACCAAGGCCAACGAGTCTCTAAGGACACAATGCGTTGGTAACCTTCTTTAATGAATTGAAGAACAAGGTCCTGGTCAATATCATCAACGTCTGGGTTATAACCAATTTGCAACTGAGACAGATTCTCAATCAATTCAATCAGGTAATAAGAGTTTAAACCTGTCGTTAAGGTGCTATTTGGTTGCGGCATTAATTACTCCTGGGTCTCAGCAATTGAAACTTCTTTTCGTGCAGTATGCATGGCTAACACTTCTTCTGTTTGCTCACGTGCTTCTTTAGTGATTCGGCGCAAATGACCAATACAGTAATCTGTTCCTTGTGCTTTAGGAGCACTGCACTTTTCTACAGTTCCTATCTTTTGACCAATACAAGTACCAATTAGCCCATATTCTACGCCGCTTGGTGGTGCTGGTTCAGTGTTACTTTGCACGTAAGATGGCATCATTGGTGATGTTTCAAATCCGTGAACTGCACCGTAACGCTCAGTACCTGCTAAACCTTGATTTTGATGAACTGTTTCTCTTGGCATAATTACTCCTTCGTAGGATAAGTCCCTACATTATAGCCCAAATCATTACCTAACGTTTCCCAGTACCATGAATTGGTTAATTCAGGGTCATATATGTACTCTTCAGGCTTTTCCATATCTAATACGTTGGTATAGCACAAAGTCCAGGGCCGCAAATCGCCCGAAGGATGACGACTCACGACCCTGGACCTAGGGTTGCCATTACTCGTTAAAGAGTGCTAGGCGGTCTTATGGCTGTGCAGGCCAGTCAACACGTTTCCACGACAAAACCGATGCGGTTGCTTTGGCAACGATTGTGGATGCGTTTTCTGCGATACCACTGATTGCAATGTAGCCGTCTGCTGATGGAGTGATAGTTCCAAAAACATGTGCGGTGTTCAAACCAGTGCTACTAATTACTGAAGCAGTACCGTGGTCTGGAGTGTCAATTGCGAAACATTGAGTGCGAACGACTGTGGTTGCATCTGTGTTGTATTCGGAAATGAATGCAATTTGTGTTGGTGTTGCAGTTGCAGTGATTGAAAATGCTGCACCATCTGTTGCTGCTACTGCTGAGTAAACAACTTTTGCATCAAATTGATAAGTTTGACCCGCAATTCCATACCAGCCAAAATCGCCAGTATCAAGTGCGGCGTATGAAACGCCAAGTGTTACGTCTGCGGAAAGAACGTTGGTACGCTCTACCACGAATTTGTTATTAGTTACCATAGTTGTATTTCTCCTTGCCTTTCGGCAGATACCTAACTATTTAGGTGGGTGGGTTTATTTGTTTTATTGCTATCTCAGTGGGTGAGAACTCCTTCAAGTCCCCACCCCTCTGAAACAAATTACTTACTTATCAGGCGTCAGCCGTCATGTAACCTTGACGTGAGCGGTTGCTGCAGGTGAGTTCGCCAAACGCCATGACAAGTGCATAGCGAGCGTCTACACCAGCAACGGTGCCGTTTTGGAAATCAGTCGTGGCGAACCAGTGACTAGTCATTCCAGTAAGTTTGAGATACTTGCTGTTAAGGAAGTACATAGGTGCATCGGTGGTGTCCGTGGCTAATGCAAGGTCAAACACCATTGGTGTCTGCTTGAACATCAAGTTCTGGAAACCAGCGTTTGCTTTTGCAACGTCCTGATAACGCACGTTTGGTGTGAGCAACGACTCATACTTCTCGTAGAGGCTGTTGTTAGTGACAATCAAGTCAGCAACATCGCTTCCCTTTGAAGCACGGTTGTACACGTCAGCCATGTTCACAAGGCTTAGTGTTGCACCCATAGTGGTTGCCTGTGTTGGGTTCCACCAAGTGTTTGTTGTGGAGTCAATGCCACCAACGCTGTTGTTCTGAGTTCCAACGATGTTACCAAGACCATTGAAGTCTTTGCCACCATTGCCAGTACCATTAGAGTAAAGCATTGTGTTCAAACTTGACTTGAGGGACATTTCTGATTGCTGAATCTTTGCGTTCAACAACTTGATGATTGCCTCGGTGCCACGGTTCTTTGCTTCTTCAATACCGCTGATTGCGATAGATGCAGCCATTTGCTTCCACTGGTATTCAGCAGCAGAGATGCCGTCCTGTGGGGTGAGGTCAATCGTGTCATAGCCAGCGTATGAAGCAACTGTGTTGTTCACAGCGTACATCAAAGGCTCAACGATTGAGGTTCCACCTTCTTCAACTTGTACACGACCACGCTCGTTGAGGTGGTTCAAGAGTACCAAGTCCTTGAAGATGTTGTCTACCAGCGTCGGCTGATAGTTTTGGAGCGTTGTACTTAACAGCGCATTAAAGTCTGGATTACCTGCCATGATTATTTACTCCTTAAAGAGTGATTGTTGAATGGAAATTACTTAGAGGTTTAAAGACTTTTTAGCAGTCTCAAATGCCTCAAATACGGTTTTAGGTGGAGCAGTTTTTACGATGGTTGCCTTGGCAGTTGATGCGCTTGACACTACTTGAGCACCTCTTTTGGCTTCTAAACGTGCTTGTTCATCTGCCAATTTCTTAGAGGACTCGTTTCTACTAGAGTAAACTTTGTCAAAAGTAATCTGTTTAAAGATTGCTTCTAAATCGTTTGCTCCAGTTGCGAGTGCTTTAGCGACTACTTCATCTGCGTTGAAGTCTTCACCGTATTTGCTTTGCAAAGAATCAATAGTTCTAGTCAACTCATCCATGGCTTTGTCTTGTTCAAAACGAGCCACTCGTTGTTCTAGTTCTTTAAACTGCTTTGTTTGCGGGTCTAGCCAAAGGTCTTCATCTTCCGATTGAACATTTGTACCAAACTGCTGTTGGAGCAGTTGCAACGTGTGTGCTGGGTCCTTTTCAAGGGCTTCTTGAATAGCACTAGCATACTCTAATCGCTTCCTTTGCTCACTAACTTCCTGTGTCTTACGGGTATAATCCGCTTGACGCTGGTAGCCAGCAAAAGCCTCCTTAATCGGAACTAATACTTCTTGACCATCAACTTGGAGTTTGACGAATTTGTCGCCTATCTCTGTGAAATCAAATAGTTCTTGTTCTTCTTCTGGAGTGTCTGCTTGTACCTTTTCCGATTCAGTAATTTCTCCAGCAGTTTCATCAACTGGGATTACGTCTTCATCAACAGCACTAGCAATAGTTTCATTTGTCATAGGAGTCCATCCTTCGTAGAGGTTATTCCGTGGGGTTTTAAATATATCCCTATAAGATAGGAATATTCATTACATAGGTGCTTGTTGACCCTGCATTTGGGCCAATAACGCCTGTAACACTTCTGGTGGCAACGAGTCTAAGATGCCTGCTGGTGAACCTTGAGTTTGTGGTCCAGGTCCTTGAATAGGTGCTCCTGGAATCATTCCTGTAGGAACTTGTGGTGGACCACCCTGTAACATTGCCATTAACTCAGGAGGCAATCCACCTTCTGGTGGCATACCTTCCATACCTTCCATACCTTCAGGAGGCATACCTTGCATTTCAGGTGGCATTTGGTCGTTTGGTTGTGGTGCGGCTTGTGGGGCAGATTGTAAGAAGTTACCTGGGTTCTTAACGCCAAAGCCAATAGACAAGACGTACTCAGCCAGTTTCTCAAGATTGACCAAACCAGCCTGAGCAAACGGTTGCATTGCTGACACCATTTGTAGAGCCATGTCACGACGGAAAGCCTCATTACGAGGAGCAGTTGAACCTGCTTCTACAGTAAAGTCAAACTCACCACTAATATAATCTTTGTCAAATGTAAGCCATACTGGGGCAGATTCTGTACCAACAATACGAACTGTCTGTTCTCCAGTTAAGAACTGTTGAGCCAACATAATTAGGTTTGACGCACATCTTGCAATGTTGTTCTCAATAGCCACTAACTTTTCAGCAACACGAGCATTGCCAGACTCAGCAATAATTGAGGCTTCACGAGCAGTACGGGTAGTTTCTGGAATTGCACCACGTTGGTATTCTGAAACACCAGACACTCTATCAATGTCATTAAGGATAAGAGCCGACTGGTTATAGAACTCTGGTGGGTTAATAAGGGCAGGCATTGGCACAACCACATTGTTAAGATTCTCTGAACCCTTAACTGGAACGATTACGTTGTCGTCATCAGAAGCAAGCATAGTGCGACCAAAGTCATCAAAAGCAGATTCAAGAGCCAACCACTTACGACTG